TAACAAAAATGGTAATAATGCCATTATGACGTTTAATCACAAACACAATTATACCCACGGAAACAGCGATCAACAAGCGGCGGTAAATGATTTTATTTATTTGCCGGTATAACGGCGGCCCCCGGCGCGGCCGGAACGGATTATAGGGGAACGGACTGAGAATCATGTCGATTGAGCGGGAACTACAGGCGGCGTTTCTTAAACACACGGGCGGCGACGGCAAGCGGGCCGAGGAGCTGGCGGAGATGCTGGGACTGAGCCTTTCCTATTTATACAGGGCCTGCAATCCTGACGACGTGGCGGCGCAACTGAAACTGAGTGCCCTGCTGCCGTTCCTGAAACTGACAAAAAATTACAATCCGCTGCGGTTTCTGGCACGGCGCTGTGGGTTTGTGCTCGTGCCGATCCCGAAGCGGGTTCCGCGGATGGGTCCGGCGACGGTGGCGGCGCTGCAAGCGGAATTTTTAGAATGCCAGACTCAGATATTCAAATACTCGCAGGGCGAGGTCACGAAGTCGGAGATGCAGAAAGAGATTTACAGAATGATTGAGACTCTGATTAGGCTCGACAGGCAGGTCGAGAACGAGCAGCTACTGCGATTGGAGGAACCACAAAAATGTCTACCGCTGCAATAAAAATAAATAAGAATGACGAGTTGCTGCACCGTATAGCCAAACGACGGTTTTTAATGACTATCGCTGGCCACATGAATACCACGATCGCAAAGCGGCTGATGGTTACAAATATGGCTATCAGCTATTGCATCACGGAGCAGCGGAATATCGGCTGGCTGAAGGAAGGTATCGCGCGGCTTTGCTACTGCGATTATGAGGCATTTTGGGGTGAGGCGGCGCCGGAATTGAAAGAGGCGCAGCGGGCGAAGTTGGAGGAGCGGCTGGCGGCGACGGAAAACGACGGGAGGAGCATAGCATGAATATACCCATGAGCATAAGCGAGAAACACAAGGACGTTCGCAGACGATCCCGAAAACAGAACATTGAGAGCGACTTGAAAACGCGATATATCGACGACCCGGTTGTTCGTCGGCGGACGGCGCTGCATCTGGCGGGAGTCACGCAGCGGGAGCTCGCGAAGCGAATGAACGTCTGCGAGCAGACGATATCGCGTGAGATGCAGGGGCAACGGATCAGCCGTCGAATACGGACGCGGATCGCGCAGGCGGTCCGGATACCGTACGCGGTGCTCTGGAGCGATGTGATAAAGGATTCACGTTCTTCTTAAATTTCCTCATACCGGCGGGGCGGGAGAAACCATAGAGACCGCCCGGCCGGACTTTTTGAAAGACAAAAAAAACAGTAGACAGCATACAGTAGACAGTAGACAGGGGAAAGGAAAAAGACATGAAAAAGAACGACGAAAAAAAGGAATACAAAGGGGCATACGCACTGAGCGGCAGGCCGATGTTTAAGCCGGGTGTGGGGAGCTACGAATTGAGCGGCCTACCGATGTACGAACCGGGTGTCGGCATGTACGATCTCAACGAGCGACTGAAAAATCAGTCCCTTTGAACCAATTTTGACAGGAGACGAATGATTTCCGAATGATCCCGGGACATGCCGATAAAAGCACAACTATTGATACCGTTCAGCCATAAAGCACAGCTTGAATTGCAGGGCTTACTCGAAAAAGGACATGTAGCCATAATTGACGCCTCCGAGATTTATTGAGGGGATTATACATCGGGAGCTAACGAAATGAAACCGGTTAAGAAAGGCAAAAGCAAAGACCACAACCCCCAGCCCCCTTTTCTAAGGGGAGTTCTGAAAAAAAGCAAAATGTCAAACGCGGAAAGTCAGAATTGCTAACAATAGCTAACAATAACGTACAAAATACCGAGTGCAACGGGGGTGCACAAAAAGTGCGCCTAGGCGCACTTTCTGAAAACCGAAAAGGAGAGGCTATGGAAAAACAGAGCGGATTAGTAAAAGACGAACAGAAACAGATCGCGATTTTCACGGAAAAGGAGCGCCGATGGCGCGTGCTCGAAGAGACGAAGCGAGGTCTCGGGGAGACGATGTGGCAAATCGCCGAGGAGCAGGGATCAATCCTGCGAGAGATCAACATGCAACTCGGTCAGGAAGGGCTTCTCGCATTCTGCGAAAACGTCAATATCTCGCGTAGAACTGCTTACAACTACATGAAACTATCGGAGAACGGAAACAACGAATTTCTCCGGAGTCTAGCCGTTAAGCGCGCTGAAAAGTTCCTGCCGCTTATGAACAGCGGTGACGTTACATTCGAGAAAGATCGACTGATTTTCGGGGACGGCATGGAACTGACGCTCGACGAGGCACAGTCAATGTCGCGCGAACAGCTTTTCGATCTGCTTAAGACGCTGAAGACGCTCACGAAGCAGTCATCCACTACGGAAAAGCTGATAAAAGATATCACAGACAAAAACCACAAGGAAATCGAAATCCTGCGGGAGAAGCTGGCGCGGGCGGAGGCGGCGGTGATCGAGCGGGGAGAGGCGACGCCGACGGACCTTATGATCGCTGACCTCGGGCGGCATATCGAGGCTACGGGGAAACTGATCGACGGTATCCGCGCGGGTCGGCTGACTCTGGAGCAGAGCATCCGGATGACGGGCCTGATGCGGACGATGAAGAACCTCGTCGAGCTGAATTTCAAGCTGATCGAGCGTATAGCGGACGAGGAAGCGGAAAAGGCGTGAAAGGAAGTAGACAGAATACAGTAGACAGTAGACAGGGAAAAGACGGAAAAACAGTAGCACAGTAAACGAGTTCGGGGTTGCTTCGTCGGTTAAAAAGCAACCTCCTCGCAATGACAATAATTATTAATTTATTACTCATATAACGACAAAGGACAGGACACCGAATGGTAAGAACCGAGGACATAGGGATACTCGAAGCGCACAGGCAGATACAGCAGGCGGCGCACGGCGCGCGGGCGGAGCTGAAGGCGCAGTTGGCGCGGATGCTGGGAATGAGCATCAAGACGCTGGACAGGCGACGGATGGAACTGGCGGGCCGGACGCGGCGCCCGCGGGCGGACAAGGGACGCCGCTCGAAACCGAATTTCACAGAGCACGTGGAGACGGTTTTCGCGCTGAAGAAGAAACTGCAGGCGATCGAGGACACCCGGTCCCTGTCGACAGCGGACGCGATCCGGATCGCGGAGCGGGACGGCCTGATACCTGTGGGCGCACTGGAGGCGCACGAGGCGGACCGCGCGGCGGTGAAGCTCGGAATAACTAAGGCTGTTCGGGTCGTGCGGATGGATTGCGACCGCGCGAACAAGGTGGCGCTGACGGACGGGTCCGGGTCGGAATACTTCTATCCAATAGAGGAGTACGGAGACGGCGACTGGCTGATCGGTACACTGAGCACGAAGGAGAATGAGCAGAAGAACCGACGGATAAAAATAGTAGACAGCAGACAGCATACAGTAGACAGCGAACAGACAAAAGATAAAGACGAAAAGAGCAGAAGGATGCTCTATTACTACGGGTTCCTCGATATGCACAGCCGGTTGTTTTTCGCGGACATCGTGATAACGGCGGGCGAGAACTGCGAGGACCATGCGCGGGCGTGCGAGGCGGCATGGCGGCCTAAGTCGGATCATCCGATGGTGGGCGTTCCGGAAAAGGTGTTCACCGACAACGGGCCGCTCGGGGCGTCGGAGATGGGTCAGTCGCTGTTGGCGTCGCTGGGGATCGAGCTGGTGACGCACATGCCGTACAAGGCGCGCGCGAAGGGGGCGATCGAGCGGTGCTGGCGCACGGTCTGGCAGCGGTTCGAGCTGCCGTTCCTGCTCGATAAGGGCCGCACATACAGGCTGAGCGAGATCCGCGCAATGTTCACGGCCTACCTCGCGGAGTTCAACGCGAAGACGTCGCCGGGCGCGTATGCGGCGGGCAGATCGAGGTCCGAGATGTACCGGGAATCGATGGCCGCGCAGGAGCCGCGGCTGCTGCCGGCGGACCTGCGGCTGACGGACCTGATGATGCGGTCTGCATTCAAGGTGGTGGACCAGAGCTGCCGGATACGATGGGACAACGTCTATTACGAGATCATAGGCACGCCGGCGGCGATGATCGGCGAGAAGGTTCTCTGCCGGCGGTCGCATTCGGGAGAGGTCGAGGTGCGCGATCCGCAGACGTATCTCTGGTTGCCGACGAAGGATTACAAGCCTGTCGAGTTCGGGGATTTCAGGGCGTTCAAGGGCAATATAAACGACCGTCTTGCGGCGCGGGGCGCGGAGCTGCCGGCGCCGTCGATGATGCTGCACGAATCGGCGGAGGGGCTGACGGCGGCGGACGGTGTGATCGACCTGCGGCGGGCGAGGGAGATACGGGTTGCGGGTGACGGGTGCGGGGTGACGGGTGTCGGTTATTCGAGTGTGGACGAGGCGATTGCGTGGATTGCGGATGAGATAGGGATGCCTGTGTGGAAATTGGGGGCGGAGACGGAGGCGGCGGTGCGGGCGGCGGTGGCGGAGCATCTGGACGACCGGGCGATGATATCGGAGATGGCGCGGGGAATTAATGAGAGGCTGAATGGAGCAGTAACCAGTAGACAGGGAAAGACGTAATTTTGACGCTGAGGAACGCTGAAAATGATTATGAAGAACGCTGTAACCAACATAGATACCCAAACATTGCAATACCCTTCGGGCGGGGCAAGGTCCGTGCGCGAACATGGCTGCGATCGCGCGAGGGTGTGTCTCGCTGGCATGGGCGTACCGGGCCGTCCAGTACGGCTGTTTAGCACCGGATGCCACATGAGGACTCCTAGCGGCGGCTACCGGCGGGCCGCCGCAGCAGTCGACTAAAACACGGAGGGGCGCGATGAATAATAACGACGAGCTGGATAGAGCTAATGCAGAAAAGGAAGAAAAAGATGCAATAATAGCTGAAATATTACAGGAGCTACAATGGGCCGAATGCAGACATCCCGGTTGGGTAAAAGACATATTCTGCGGACTTTCGATTATATCCGAAGAACTCGGAGAAAAGCATCAAGCAGCGCTGGATTACGTATATTCCGGCGGCGAAAAATCCGAAATAAGAAACGAGTTGATTCAAACGGCTGCTATGTGCCTGAGGATGCTGTTTAACTACAACTGATGGCGCGCTAAAAAAAGCGAAAGAATAGGCAGATGACGACCAATAAACGAACTGAAGAAAACACGGAGGACGAGGAAATGACGAACACGCTGGAGGTCATGGAGTTCTACGGGCTGACGGGCGATCCGTTCGGGAAGGTGAACGGCGACCGGATTTTCCGCAGCCGAAAATACAGCATGTGCATGGGGATGATCGAGCAGAATATCCGGAACGGGGAGATGATGGCGCTTGTGGGGCCCGCGGGCTGCGGAAAAACCACGCTGATCGCGGACCTCGAATCGCACTGCGCGAGGCGGGGCGACATCCGGCTCGTGCATGTGGGACACCCGGGGCGCAAGGAGATGACTCACGCGTGCATATACGACTCGATAGCCTACGACCTCGGCGCCGAGGGCGCTCATTTCGGCAGGCATAACGTGCTCCGGAAAAAACAGCTCGCGGTGTTTCTCGCGGAATACTCGGAGAGCTTCCACGTGGCGATCATACTCGACGAGGCGCACAGGTACCGCAGAGAATTCCTGCAGGGCATCAAGGAGTTCAACGAGATTTCATACGCGGACAAGATCAATCTGCTCGGGATCATCTTCGTGGGCTGGCAGTCGTTTCTGTCGAGCCTGCACCAGTTCAGTCCTGACGTTTACGCGCGGCTGCAGGTGGCGCGGAAGATCATCAATATCAGCGAGGCGCTGGGGGATCAGGTGTCGGACTACGTTAAGTTCCGCATGAAACAGGTGGGCGGCGCGGGGGTGTTCGACGAGAGCGCGCTGCGGGCGATCGCGACGCTGGCACGGACACCGCTGAAGGCGAACAGCATCGCATGGGAAGCGCTGGAGATCGGCTACAAGCTGAAGGCGGAACGGATCACGGCGGAGGAGCTGACGTCGCTTGCTTCGATGAAGGAGTGGCTGGGTTCGATGGACGTGACGAACCGGGAGATAGCACGTGCGACGGGGTTCAGCGACTCGACGGTGAGCGCGGTGATGCTGGGCACGTATCGCGGAAACGCGGAGACGGCGGAGCAGATCATGAATTACGCGAGATCGCTTATAGGGAAGAAAAGGAGAAGCGCGTAAAGAAGTAGACAGTAGGCAGCATACAGTAGACAGGGAAAAGATTTAAAAACTGAAGACTAAAGACTGAAGACAGAGGACTAAAGAGATGCAGACGAATCTGAATCTGGAGTTCGATGAGGAGACGCTGGAGGCGGCGAAACGGATTCTGAACGAGTTGGAGCTGTCAGACGGCTGGATGCGGATGGACCGGCTGGCATTTCTGGCTGATCTTAAACCTCGGACGATTCGGAAAGTGATCGTGACGTATCTGAGGCCGCGCGGGTATCGGGTCCTGAGCAGCTCAAAGGGATATAAGATCGCGCGGACGGATGAGGAGATCGCGGAGGCCTCGCGGTGGATGCAGGACAGGGCGATTACGGGGATAGAGAATTTCGCGCGGCAGGCGGGGATCAGTCTGACGGAGGCTATTGAGCGGATTCGGAGATCGATGCTGTTTCAGAACATGCTTTGAATCACGGATGGACACGGATAAACACAAATAAAGGAGATGCGGATATGACAAAAAAACAGGTGAATCAGATGGCGGATACTGCGGAGCGGATCGGGATCGATAGCTGGGATGCCGTGGATAAGGCGCTGCGGTCGATCGGTGAGCACCAGATAGAGATCGAGAAGATCGAGGGCCGGATGAACGAGGACATCAATGCGGCGAAGGGCCGGGCGGAGAAACAATCCGGGCCGCTGGCGGACGAGATCGCGTCGCTGCGAGCGGGCGTGGTGGCATTTATGCTGGCGAATAAAGCGTCGTTTATTAAAACGCGGACGCGGAAGTTTATGTTCGGAAAGGTATCGTTCCGGACGTCGACGGCGATCGTCGTGAAACAGGTGGAAGCCGCTATCGAGGCGCTGAAGGCGCTGAAGCTGACGGAGTATATCCGGACTACGGAGTCGCTGGATAAGAAGGCGATGCAGGGTCTGGACGACGATACGCTGGCAAAGATCGGGGCATACCGGATGCCGGAGGATAAAATCGGCATCGAGCCGGACATCGAGCGGATTTTGATTGAAAGAGGAGAAGAGAATTAACATCGATTTACAGGATGGACAGGATAAGGGATTTTGACGCTGAAGGACGCTGACGAATATGAGGAACGCTGAAGGGCTTTTACGAGAAACGAGATAACGAGAAACGGGAGAAAATGAATGAACGGAATAGGACTGATGATAGGGTTCGTTTTGTTTTTTGCTTTCGCGGCGGCGATCGCGCCGGAAGGGACGATGTGGTTTTGACAGTTATCGAGATAGGCGCATACATATTCACTTTAATGGTTTTGATTGCGGGAATCGTCAGCAATTGGCGGGAGGACTGAAGTGCGGAAACCGGTGAGTCCACAACAGAGGCGTGCGATGTTCGCGTTGTTTCGCGAGGCGGGGATGGATGACGAGATGCGCCGGGAGTTCTGCGCGCGGACGTGCGGGAAGAGTTCGCTGCGGGAGATGGGCGCTGCGGATGCCCGGCTGGTGATTCAAGAGCTGAAGAGGCGGCTGGGGCAGAATAAAAAGACAGTAGACAGCATACAGCATACAGCAGACAGGGAGAAGACGGAAACACGGAATACAAGGCCTCCAGCGGCGAAAATCATCAGGGACCCGAATGATATGGTGAGCGAGGAACAGGCGGAGCTGATCGGGACTCTCTACGACTCGATGGACGCGGACAGCGCCGCGCGGGTGTCGTTTAATAAGCGGATCGTGAAAAACGCATGGCCGCAGACGGTGCGGGAGGCGCAGGTGATTATAGAGGCGCTCAAAAAAATGAGTGCGAGGGGGTTCAGGTTCGGAAAAACGAGAGCCTGAGAAGATTCAATTGAGTTCGGGGTTGCTTCGTCGGCAAAAGCAGCCTCCTCGCAATGACGAAATATTAAGGAATGGGTCCCCGCTTACGCGGGGATGACGATATTAAGGAAAATACATGGAGGTGCGAGATGCTGGAAGTAAAGATGAATGAGACACCGCTGGGTCGGTCGGTGTCGGTGACGCTGGACCTCGGGGGCCTCGTTGCCGGCGCGGTGGCGGGCGCAGCGCAGGCGTTCGGGCGGGAGCTGCCGGCGGAGGTTGTGACGGTGCCGGTGAAACAGATCGGCAGTCGGCAGTCGGCAGTCGGGAAGAGGAAAACGATGCGGCTGCAACTGAAACGAGTTCGGGGTTGCTTCGTCGCGATGAAACCGCTCCTCGCAATGACGAAAATGCTCCGAGGGAAAAGAGGCATTACTCAAAAAAAGGACAGCCGGCGACCGCTGCGCCGAAGGCTCAGAAAACAGCGGAAAACAAACGGGGCTACACAATGCACGGGATGGCGAAATGCGCGGGATGCGGGGCGTACGACAACTGGCACCGAATGCCGAAGGGGAAGGACGGGAAACGCCACTGCGCGAAGTGCGGGGGAAACTGAAACGCGCCAAATACGGATACGACATGACGTACTATCCGAGATGCGCGACATGCGGGGCCCGGAGTGACTGTACGACTACGGATTGCCGGGAGGAGACGGTGGCTGCGTTCAAAAACAACCGCGCGCGGGTCGACACGATCATGAGGCGTCGGCTGAAGAACATGCAGATCGGGGAGGATTACGATGCGGGAGATTAAATTTATCGGAGTGCATCATTCGCTGAGCTCGTTCGGAACCGGGGAGACGATCGTGCGCTGGCATACCGATCCGGTGTCGAAGGGCGGGCGAGGATGGAGACATCCCGGATATCATATTGTGATCTCGAACGGATATAGGACGGCGGTCGATCTTAAAGTCGGCAATTACGGAAAACACATCGATGGAATAATGGAGCAGATACTCTCTGACGCGCTCATAGCTAACGGATGTAAGGGGATGAACGAGAACAGCCTGCATGTCTGCATGATCGGAAATTTTGACGAGGCGTTTCCTACGGAAATGCAGGTGGAACGGCTGATTAAACTGCTGACCGGCTGGTGCAGGTTATACAGCTTGCGTCCAGCGGCGATCCTCGGACACCACGAGATGCAGGCGCTGATGGGGGAGAAACACCGGAAGTCATGTCCGGGTCGGAATGTCGATATGGATGCGGTGAGAAAAGCAGTCCTCGAAATGATGAAAATCAATTGAGTTCGGGGTTGCCGCGTCGCGCAAACGACGCGCTCCTCGCAATGACGATAAGCTTTAGTTTGTAAATCTTTTGCTGAAGTCTGAAGACCGACAACCTGAAGACTGTTTATCACGGAGGTGAACGGGATGGCGAATATAGATTCGGGAGACATCATGGGGATGCAGATAACGGTTGCAAAGGAGTTTCCGAAGGAGCAGAAGCTCTGGAACAGCATAGTACAGACGATCGCTTACGAGCAGATGAAGGGCGTGGAGAACGGGTCGCTGAAACCGGATAAGGCGAAGGTTTATAACCTGATGACGGGAAAGGCGGCCGGGCGGGTTGCGTGATGGAGATGGTTGATGCAATTGAGTTCGGGGTTGCTTTGTCGGTCGGAAAGCGACCTTCTCGCAATGACGAAAAGTTTTAGTTTGTAAATCTTTTGCTGAAGTCTGAAGCCTGACAATCTGAAGACTTTTTGTGACACGGATGGACGCGGATAAGCTGGAATTGAGAGTCGAGGACCTCCCGCAGGCGTATCGGGAGGTCTTCGATATTATGTCGCCGGTCGCGGGGGAGTCCGCGGCGCTGGAGATAGTGGCGCGGCTGGCGGACGAGTACGGCGGCATGAATATCTACCTTCCGAAAAAAGAGAAACTATATCGCGGAGCGCGGGACCGCCGCATCCGCGCGCGGTTCACCGGCGGGAACCTCCGGGAGATTGCAAAAGAGGAACAACTTACCTTGCAATTCGTTCGTGAAATAGCCACTTCGTAGACCACTCAATAAAACACTTTTACAAAACAATTTTCATAGACAAAAAAACAAAAACAGATTCTTAGATTATCGCCTTTGCATGCGGTAAATTTGTTTGCATATAAGCAATTCAAAAACCGGCAGTCGGCAGTTGGCAGTTGGCAGTCGGAAAAGACGGAAAAAGAATAACCACGGAAACACGGAATCACGGAAAAAGGCTTTTGCTGAGGTCTGAAGCCTGAAGTCTGAAGCCTACTAAAAAACCCGGAGGTGTCGAGATGAAGGAAATATCAGCATTCTGGAGCGCTCATCAGGACGTGATCGTCGCGCTGCTGGTGCTTCTGGCCGCGGCCGCGTCGGCGAAGTATCCGCAGGTGCGGACGGTGCTGAAGATCATCGAGGACGTGATGGGCGGGATCGAGAAGGTGAGCGTGGGCGCGCCGGCGCCGGGTGTGCCGTCGGTGACTAAACAGTTGCAGGAATCTATCGCGGCGCGGACGCCGCTTACGCTGCCGCAGGTGGCGAAGCTCGTGAAGGTCGAGGACGGTAATTTGAAGGTGAACAAGCTCGGCGTGGCGACGGCGATAGTGAATAGCGGCGACTGGAAGAAGGCGGAACGGAAGTTTAAGAAATTCTTAAAAAAGATATAAAGACAAAACTTACCACAGATGGACGCAGATAAAAGCGGATTGACGGATAAAAACACACTAAAAGGAAATTGACGAATGGGCGACGCGGAAGTGGCGGCTTTGCAGGCGGAACTAAGGGCGCTGAAGGATAGCATCGAACAGCGCATTAAACAGGAGGACCGCATCCAGAGAGAATACTGGAACACGCTGAAGGCGCAACTCGGCGGGCAACTCGAAAAGATCGAGACGATGTTCCGGGCGCATTGCGAAGAGGATGTAATGCGCCGCAATAGAAATTCGGATGACATCCGGACGGTGCACGGCCGGATCGATGAGATTCTGGCTGCATTGTCGAGTCGAGACTCGGAGATATACGAGGCGCCGGTTGAGAGGTTTGGAAAGATCGAGCGGAAGCTGGAGGGTACGCGGGCGGGCGTGTCGAGACTTGACGCAAAGGTAGCTCTGTACGTGGGCTACGCGGTAGGCGGAGGGTCGCTGCTGTATACGGTGGTTTCGTTGGGGCTGAGGCTGGTGGAAATATTGAAATAAGGACACGCACAAACGAGTTTGTGCGTGGCACGCAAGGATTTTTATTAAGAAGTGGGTCCCCGCTTTCGTGGGGATGACGAAATTAAGGGATAAATATGGTGGGAACCGAAGACAGAACTAAACTGCCCGCTAAGGCGGAGACGTCGGGGAAAGAGGATCGTCTCTACTACACGGCGCAGAAGCTGTACGTCGAGGACCTGAAGACGATTCCGCAGTTGCAGAAGCTGCTGCCGGAATACGTGAGCGAGGTGACGCTCCGAAAATGGAAGGATAAGGGCGATTGGGACCGGCTGCGGAAGGAATACATGGAAAATGTGAAGTCGCTGCCGGACCGCGTGCGAGGGATCGCGGCGAAGGTGATCGCGGAGATCGAACGGAAACACGGGGGCAACATCAATACCGCCGACATGGATATGCTCGCGAAGGCGAACAAGATCATACAGGAGCACCGGGACCCGCGGGACGTGCTGGCTATCGCGATACAGATGATAAGCGAGTTCGGCGGCCTCGTGATGGCGAAGGCGCCTGAAGCAGCGCCGGTGATCGCGCCGCTGATCGACGAGTTCTTAATACGGAAACGGGAGGAATCGAATGTCTGACGACCTGAGAATGGCACTGCTGGGGAAACGAGGCCTCCTGATGGAAGAACAGGAACGCCTGAAGGAGGAGATAAAAACGGCGTCCGCGGCTATTACGCGGGAGTTGATCCTGAACGACGATCCGGAAAGGATGCAGATCCGGAATATCGAGGTCAACATGCAGGTGCTAAGAGAGCACGTATTGAAATACCGGCAGTTGGCTGCGGAGATTCAGGAGATAAACGAGAAGCTGGGAAACTAAGGACTGGGTCCCCGCTTTCGCAGGGATGACGATATTATGGCGAAAAAAATAACTAAAACTGGGTTCGAGGCGAAACGGAAGGCACTTTTCGAGCAGATGAAAAGCCTCGCGACGCCGTTTGCGGAGGATACGGCGGAACGGAAGGCGAAGCGGATCGCCCGGGCGAAAATCGATGAGATTTATTTCCTTCAAACATATTTTCCGCATTACGTGACTCGTAAGGACGGCACGGTGACGCCGACGCCGCCCTATCATTACGATCTCGTGGAATTGGCTAAAACCGATAACGTGCCGGTGTCGATCACGGCTCCGCGGGGCGGCGCGAAGTCTGTTATCAATACGTTCACGATGCCGCTGCACGGAATCTACTTCCCGGACGGGCCGAACGGATACCACTTCGGCCTGATTATCAGCGACACGACTGAGCTGGCGGCGGACTTCATCGAATTTATTAAATTGGAGATCGAGGAGAACGACCGGCTGAAAGCGGATTTCGGTGAGCTGAAGGGCGAGCGCCAGTGGAAGACGGGCGACATCGTGACAAAAAACGGAATCCGAATACTGGCGAGGAGCTACGGGACGCGGGTGAACGGCCTGCGTCACGGGGCGCACCGGCCGGATCGCGTGTGGATAGACGATTTCGAGAATCCGCGCGAACAGAATAATCCGAAAAACCTCGAACGGAAAGAACGCTGGATCAAGGCCGTCGTCATACCCGGGCTTGATCCGGACAACTGGCGGCTGATCTATGTGGGGACGCTTCTGAGCAACGGGTCCGTGCTGGCGCGGTTTATGGATAAGAACCGGAGTCCGGAGTGGAAGACGGCGAACTTCGAGGCGACGGACGCGAATTTTACATATTCGTTCTGGCCGGAGCGGTTCCCGACGGGCTATCTGGCGCAGATGAAACGCACGATGGGCGAAGTCCTTTTCAACCGTGAAATGCGCGGGATCGCGGTGGACGACGATACGGCGATGTTCCGTAGGCAGTGGATGCAGCGGAAGCCCTTGACGCGGGAGCTGATCGATAGCTGCCGGTTCGTGGTGACTTACACGGACGCGAGCGCGGGGTCGGGGGAGTCGAACGATTTCAAGGCGATCATCACGGTCGGCTGGAACGGCGGGCAGTACGTTGTGCTGCACGCGTGGATCAGGCACGCGACGATCAGCGCGATGCTGGACCGGCTGTACACGAACCATATTTTGTTCCGGGCGACGTGCCACGGGATGGAGGAGATCGCGTTCCAGAGCCTGTTCAGAGAGCTTCTGCCGCGCGTTGGCGCGGAGAAGGGCTACCAGATACCAATGCGGTTCCGGAAGGGCCTGACGCAGAAGGAGACGCGCGTGGGGGGAATGTCGCCGCTGTTCGAGGGCGGCCACATCATCATCGCGGAGAGTTCGGCGGACGCGGAACTGGACGCGGGCGACATGGACATCCTGATGGAACAGCTCACGTACTTCCCGAACAGCGCGGTGAACGACGACGGCCCGGACGCTCTCGAGGGAGCGGTGTGGCTGGCGCAGCAGTTGGGGGCGGGATACGGCGGGAGCTGGGGCGAATACGAGAGTACCGGAATCCGGCGAGCCGGTTATTTCGACGAAGAAGAGACGCGCCGTAAGATAGCGGTCGGATTCTAACATGGAGGATCGGGATGCCTGAAGCGCAAGAACCGAAAACGCCGATCAAGGCGGAGATAGCGACCGTGTCGAAAACCGACATGTTCGCGGGCTGGCTGAAGTATATCGAGAATCCGTCGTCTCTTTTCGATTCATCCATGACATCCCTTGCCAAATTCACCGTCTACGAGCGGATGCAACAGGACGGCCATATCTCGGCGCTCCTTCAGACCCGGAACCTATCGGTGCAGGGGCTCGAATGGGACGTGCACCCACATAAGAAAGGCCAACAGCGCGACGCCGATTTCGTTTATGAGGTTCTCGACGGGATTTTAACGATGAAAGCGATCGACGAGCTGCTTCAGGCGGTTCCGGTCGGGCTTCAAGTCTCAGAAATCATGTGGGAAAACGACGGATCGAATATCGTCGCAACCGAACTTAAGGGCCGTCGACCAGAGCGTTTCAGATTCGACAACGACGGGAATCTGCTCCTCATAGTGACGGGCAATCCGCAGGGCGAAGCGCTGCCATCGCATAAATTCGCGATACACAGATACCGCGCAATAAACGACGGCCCTTACGGCTGGGGCGTGCTGAACCAGTGTTACTGGCCGTGGTGGTTCACGAAGAACGGAGTGAAGTTCTGGGCCGTCTTCATCGAAAAATTCGCGACGCCCACAACGGTCGGCAAATATCCGGCGTCGGCATCCCAGACAGACAAAGACAATCTGAAAAGGGCCATAATGAGCATCCAGCAGGAGACGGGGATAATCATTCCCGAAGGAATGGTGATCGAGCTGCTCGAGGCGGTGCGGACGGGATCGATCGACAGCTATAAGTCATTCTGCGATTTCATGGACGCGCGTTGCAGCAAGGCAGTGCTGGGCCAGACGCTCTCGACGGATCAGGCGAAGGCCGGGGGCGGCGGATATGCGCTCGGGCAGGTTCATGCAGACATAAAAGACGACATCGTATGGGCGGACGCGAAGAGCCTCGCGAGCAGCATTAACGAAACGATAATAGCCCCCCTCTGCAGATTCAACCTGATCGAGTATCCGCCGTACATGGCATACGCGATCGGAGGCAAGGAAGACCTGAGCGCGCTGAGCGAGCGGGATTACCGGCTCTGGCAGATGGGATACACGTTCAGCGAGGAGTACATAAGCGAGACGTACGGAGTGCCCGTGGCTGCGAAGGGACAAAAGGCGCTGGCGGGGCCGGCGGCCACATTGCCGGCGGCGGCTCCGATTCCGGATGCGGGCGGGACGCCCGCGCTCCCGGCAAACAAAAAGCCGGCGGCCGAGTTCTCGATACCCGATCCGGCGGACATGAGCAATCCGTTCAACGTCGAGGTGTCGAATCTCGAACGGTGGAATTTCATAATCGACGACGCGCGGAGCGATCTTGCGGACGCGCACGCGGAGACACGGGGAGTGATCCGCGCGGCGCTGAAGTCCGCCGGCGATTTCAAGGCGGCGGCCGCGGCGATCGGAAAACTGGCTATCCCGGACGCGTTCACGAATTTCATGAAGAAGGAATGGCTGCGGGGCGAGATCGCAGGGCGGGGCGCGGCGCTGAAAGTGGTGGAGACGCAGGGCTTCAGGCTTCAGACTTCAGACTTCAGTAAAACAAAAGATAAAAGGCAAAAGACGAACCACAGAAGCAAGGAAACACGGAAAAACACTGACGGAACGCCGCTGGCGGCGGAGTTCGCGGAAGTCCCGATTCAGGATGCGCAGTATCTGGACCCGTTCAGCGAATTGCAGCCGGAAGAGGCAATGGCATGGTGGGACGCCGTGATGGTGGCCGGCGCGGGAAGTTATGCCGCGGCGGTATTGGAGGCCGGTCGACAGGCGTTCACGATAGCGGGCCTCGAAAACGAATATCTGACGAAGGCGATAAAAGACGAGATAGCCGCGGCGCTTTCCGACGGCATGACGTATCAGGAGTTCTACTCGAGGGTCGACGACATGTTCGACCGGCTGGGGATTACACGGCTGAACCCGTACCATCTGGAGAACGTGGTCCGAACGAACATGATGAGCGCGTACAACCGCGGGCACGCGGCGTTCGACAATACGCAGGAGATCGCGGCGGCGTTTCCATATTTTCAACTGACGGGCGTGCGGGACTCGAATACGAGGCCGGAGCACGCGAAACTGATCGGGCTGGTGATCTCCCGGGACAATCCGTTCGCTAAATATATCGCGCCGTACGACTACCAGTGCCGGTGCGGTCGTATACCGCTGACGGAACTTGCGGCGAAGCGGATCGGGATACACACGGCGGCGATAACGTGGGTGCCGCCGTTCGCGCGGGCGGCGTGAAAGGCAGCATACAGTAGGCAGCAGACAGGAGCACAGTAAACGAGTTCGGGGTTGCCGCGTCGCGCTGAAGACGCGCTCCTCGCAATGACGAAAAGTAAGGAGTGGGTCCCCGCTTTCGCGGGGATGACAAAGCCCGTAAATGCGATTTAAGGCTTCGGAGGGCCGAAACGCCCTTGACCCACGACGGAACGGAGATAGGGCCTTTTTGCAACGATTTGGAACAGCTACAGGCGATTTTAGGAGGGCACGGCGGGTTTAACCGAGTTCGGGGTTGCTTCGTCGGGCAGACGACGACCTCCTAGCAATGACGAAAAGTTTGAGTTAGTGAATCTTTTCGGGAAACGAGAGCACGGGAAACGAGGAACAGATGAAGAATAAATGGTTTGCGATATTCAGGGCCGGGACGGACGATCCGGAGCAGGCGAAATGGCCGGTGGAGCGGCTCGCGCGCGTTGTGGAGCAATATTCGGCCGACAACGGCACGGCCACGATCCAGATACTTCACGACAAGCAGGTGATCCCGGCGCAGGGATTCGTGAAGAAGCTCAGATTAGTAGGCAAAACCTTATGGGCGCTCCCGGAGCGCCTGACGGCGGATCTGGTGGAAGCCGCGCGGGCCGGAGCGTTTCACGGCGTGAGCGCGAGTTTCAGCAAGGAGAACGATTATCTCAACCACGTGGCGTTCATACCTAAGGGAAGCGGCATGACGCCGGTGATAGGCGGCCTGCCGGCCGCTGAGTTCGCGGGAGACGACGCTTTAACGACGAGATTCGACGCTGTCGAATTCGCTGATGAAGAAAATATTCTGAAAGGAGGGAACAACTTGGATCCGAAAGACAAAGAGATTCAGGACCTCAAAACGCAGTTGAAGGAGGCAATGGACCGGATAGCCAAATTGGAGGCGAATCGGTCAAAACCCGGCGAGGCGGCGGAGCCACCCGCGGAAGCGGCTGCTGCAGCGGCAACGGCCGCCGAGCCTCCGGCGGCAGCGGCGACGGCCGCGGGGGAGCAGAATTCCGAATTCGGTCGGGAGCTGAAATTGGTGAAGGACGAGAACCTAGCGTTGAAGGCGCGGCTTGACGAGATGGACTGTTCGGAGTTCGCGAAGGAACTGGAGGCGGACGGGCAGTTGCTTCCGGCGCAGAGGACGTTCGTGGTGGAGATGCTGGCGCGGCTCGACGACGGCGACACGGCGGAGTTCGCGACGGAATCCGGCAAGCGGGAGAAGCTCACCGCACGCGGCGCGCTGAAAAAGTTTCTGAAGGAGCTGCCGAAGATCGTCGACTACAGGGAAATGACGAAACCGGCGGCGGCCGGCGGCGGAAGCGCCGATTTCGCGGCGGAAGCGCGCGGGAAATACTACGACGAAAACAAGGACACTATGGCGCCGATACTGACCCGCGAAGAATTCATCAAATCGGGAGTCGTGGTTCCGGCGTAAGCTGAACTAAAGGTCGAGCCGGCGGCGACGCCGGTCAAATTCAAATCAGGAGCACAAACATGGCGGCAACGGCAAGAAGATCAGTTTCGCGGCGCGAAGGCAAGATCATATTCGAGGTCCCGCTGAAAGCGGCGGGAGTCGTATACGAAAACTGCGCGGTCGCGATCGACATGACGACAGGCTATGCCGAAAACTTCACAGCGGCGGCGAACAAGCAGTTCGTCGGGTTCGCGATGGAAAGTGTGGACAACACGAGCGGGAGCGCCGGCGCGTTGAGCGTGCGGGTAATGCAGGACGTGGAGATCGAGGTCAAGTCCCTCAATACCCTGACACAGTCGGCGCTGGGCAGAATCGCGTATCTTACCGACAACGAAACGGTGGGCCTGTCCTGTTCGTATCTCGTCTCGACGGCCAAATGGAAGATCCCGGGCGGGAAGATAACGGAGATCATAGCGGCCCAGCGCGCAAGGATCAACACGCTGTACGGAACGCTTCAGGGCACGAACGCGACGTAAAAGAAGCAGACAGCAATCATTAGGCAGTAGACAGAGAATTAAGGAATGGGTCCCCGCTTTTGCGGGGATGACAACGAAAAAAACGAAAAGGAGGACAACCTCTTGGACAAGACGGCACTTGCAACAACACTGACCGCATACAAGGCGGTAGCATCCAACTACCTGAGCAACGCCGCCCAGAACCTGAGCCCGTTCTGCATGAACATACCGCTGAACGGGACCGATAACATCAATCTGGCGTCTCTCAACCGCGTACCGGCCCTGTCGCGCTGGATAGGAGACAGGAAAATCCACACGCTCGGCGGACAGAGCGTGACGTACAAAACGAACCGGTATCAGGCGGCGGTTGAGGTGGACCGCAACGACATCGAATATGCGAGGGACGGTATCGTCAGAGCCCAGCTCGCGCAGCTCGCTCAGCGGGCGAACACGCATGCGTTCAAACTCGCATGCGACGTGATCAACAACAACACGATCCTCGGCGCCGACGGAGAGCCGCTCTTCAGCGACACTCACCCGAACGGCAAGGGCGGTTACAACGACAACAACTTGAGCGCGACCGCGTTGACGCTGACGGGCATCCAGACGGACTGGCCGCTCGCGAAAGCGGCGATGAGGGCATTCGTGGTTGGCGCGGCGGACCCCGACGATACGGAAACGATCGACAAGGTTCCCAACTCCGTTTACTGCCCGCCCGCTCTCGAGAGCTTGATCCGCACGTTCTTCTCGATGGACAAAAACGCGGCCGGTACGAGCAACAACATCTACAAGAACGAGGTGACGCAGGACCACATCTACGTCACGTCGTTTTTGACGGACTCGGGCGACTGGTTCCCGTTCTACGATCCGTCCATAGCGGGCGAGCCGAACGACCTGAAGCCGCTCGCACTCATCGAGAACCGAGCGCCGCAGGTACGCATCAAGGACGAGGGTTCGGAGAACTATTTCGACCGCGCGGCATACGTCTACGGGATCGATACCGAACGGATCGCGGTTCCGCTGGCATACTACTACATGATAAAGATCGGCTAACGCCGAAAATGAAGTAACCAGTAGCCGGTAGACATTAGACAGGGAATTAAGGAATGGATCCCCTCTTTCGCGGGGATGACGAAATAGAGCGCACCTCCGAGGCGGGACGCGGGAGCACTGTACCTCCCGCGCCCTGCTGAGGAGCCGCGCGGGAAAGACACGGTAGCGCAGTAAACAAGATCGGGGTTGCCGCGTCACGCAAACGACGCGCTCCTCGCAATGACGAAAATTTATCGGAGGTGGAAGATGGCAAAGAAGACGCCTGTGAAAACAGTAAAGGCATTCGCAGTGACGCTGAAGGAGGATTACCCGCGTCCGAAGCATGTGAAATCGGATATATGGTTCAACAAAAAAGAACCGGTGACGATCTCCGCAGACAGTATGACTCAGGAAATCATGAACGACGGCTGGCTGCTCAAGGAAGAGTTCGAAGTCGAACAGAATGATGAAGCTGAAAACTAACGGATTAACGGAGCGCGCGCGATGATAAACCATAACATGGAAGTTTTGGAAAAGGGACGGCCTCTCAATATCGACCTGTCCGAGATATTTCCCGATTCGCCCGGGGTCAAGCTGATCAGTACGCTGGAGACGATTAAACGTCAGTCAAAAAGGATCGCCGAAGACCCGCGCGAAATGAGCGAGTTGTCCCTCGTTAAACTTATGGAGCTCGAACAAAAGCTCGAAAGTAATACCGCCGACGTATTTCACGACCTGTGGAAGGGAAACCTGATATCGAACTGGCACAGATGCGTCGAGCGTCCGGGAATCAAACTATTCACGTACAAATTCAAGAACTGCCCGGTGGTGATCTGCGGCGCGGGGCCGTCGCTGGAAAAGGGGCTCGCTCATCTCAAGGATCTGCAGGAAAGATATCTCATAATAGCCGACGACGCCGCATACTCGAGAGTGCTCGCGGCCGGAGTCAGCCCGGATCTCGTCATTTCCGGAGACCCGCAGGAGAAGGTGGCCGACTTTTTCGAATGCCACAGGCCGGGGGACCTCGTTGCGATGGCTCCGTACCAGTCGCCGGCTACCATCGATATGATTCCGGATACGGACAGCGTGTTTTTCACCGACTGGTTCACGACCCCGGAAAAGATGCCGTTTCTCGACTGGGCCATACAGACGTTTTTCGGAATGGATATCGAATATTACGGCGGCCTGATGATGGGCGGAAACGTGACGAGCTACGCGATAAGCCTCGCAGTGAGGATGGGCGCGGGCACGGTAATATTCATCGGAGAAAACCTGTCGTTTGAAAGCAGGGACGACAGGAGGGACCGCACGGAACTCTGCTCTGCTAAAGACATGCATGGCAACTGGGTGCTGACAAGCGTGGCGTTTCTCGCATTCAGACATTTCTACGAGGATGTTTTCTTTGAAATAGCGCTTGAGGAAGGCTATCCGAAATTCGTGAATGCGACGGGGGACGGAATACTGATCAATAAGTGCGAGGTGCTCGAACCCGGGAAGGCGCTTAAAAAATATGCGGGCGCAAAGAGGGATTACGCGGCGGAGCTGAGGGGGCACATACGGGATTATAGCAAGTAGACAGTATATAGTAGACAAGAAAAAACAAATGCACGGAGGTGCAGTAGTGGAAAAGAAGAAAGTATTTTTCGAGGCGGAAACGGCTTTTCCGGGAAACATTATCGAAATCGAGGAATGACGTATGGCATATAGCGCGAGAGCGGACATAGAGGCCACGATCGGGTCGGAAGATCTGATCCAGTTGACGGACGTACAGCGGACGGGCGAGGTGGACGACGGCCGGGTGACAGCGGCGATCGCGGCGGCGGACGCTGATATCGACGGCTACTGCGGCAGCCGGTATTCGGTGCCTTTCGGCACGGTTCCGGATCAGGTGAAGCAGTGGTCGATCACGCTGGCCGTTTATTACCTGAATTACTGGAAGCGGTCGGTGACTGACGAGATCCAGAAGCAGTACGACGCGATAATGAAAAAGCTGCGGGACGTGGCGGCGGGCATTTTCACGCTCGGGAGCACGGCTGCGCCGCCGACGGCCACGGAAACCGACGCGGGGATCGAGACGACGACTGACCCGGAGGACCGGGTGTTCACACGGGGAAACAGCACGACGGCGGGGAGTTTGGATGATTTTTGAAAAGGTTGGTTTATTTGAGTTCGGGGTTGCTTCGTCGCTCCGCTCCTCGCAATGACGAAAAGTTTAGTTTGTTTTTGCTGAAGACTGACAACCTGAAGACTGAGGTTTTATGTACCAGATACACGAGATCGAGGATGCAATAATAGCAGCACTGGAGGCGGACGCGGCGCTGGCGGCGGCACGGGTGCCTGTGAAGTCGCTGGGCTACGTTCCGGACCGCGACGAGCTGAAAAAGTATATCGCGGCGTTTCCGGCGGTCTATGTGGTTTACGCGGGCGAGGACGGGGAGCGGATCGGGCCGATCGGCGCGGAGGGGATAACGTGGAATTGGACGGTGCTGGTGGGCGCGCGGAACCTGCGCGGGGAGTCGGACGCGCGGCGGGATGAAAACTCCGGCGCCTACTGGATGATCGACCGGGTGAAGACGGCGCTCCGGGACAACGACCTCGGGCTGTCGATATCGCCGCTGGAGTACACGGGTACGGAATGTTCGTTCATATCGTCGGAGGCGGCGCAGTACGAGGTGAATTTCGTGAGCGAGGAAATTGACTAAGGAATGGGTCCCCGCTTTCGCGGGGATGACAACACAGATAAAAATAGCCGAAACACCGGCCATAAAATATAAAAAAAACGAAGGAGGGAAATAAAAAATGACATTACCGGGTACATTCGACAGAGGGCCGCTGGCAAAGAACTCACTCATAGCGGCGAGCCTCTTAACGAAAGAAACAGCGCTCAACACGGCGGCCACGCTGAGCCACAGTTTTCCGGTGGCGCTGTCGTCGATACCGAAGCTGGCGCACAGGCGGGAAGACGACGCGGACGAGATGACGGGCTTTGAGGAGAAGACGAAGCTCTACAACCTCGGCGCTCTGATGGAAATGACTATGCAGGCCGACAAGATGTATCCCTCGGTGGCGCTGCTTGCGCTAGCCTTCGGGCTGGGGAGCGTAAGCACCGCGGCGGCCGGATCGGGATACGACCATACGATCACGCCGACGACCGACATGGAGCCGCCGACGTTCACTATGGGGTACAGCGAAGGCAAGCAGCCGCTGGGAATGATACGTTTCGCGGGCTGCGCGATCGATACGATAGACATCGAGTCCGAAGCCGACGGATGGGCGAAGCTCACGGCCGGGATCAAAGGCACCGGCTACAACGACACGGACTATACGATCGAATCGAAGACCGGCGCGGCGAACTCAACGTCGATCGAGCTGACAAACCAGATCCTCGGAGACACGCCCAAAAACGTGCATTTTCTCAGGAGCGCGATGTTCAGTGGAAAACCGACGTACGGGAACGTTTACAGCGCACTTTCGAACATGGCGTATTTCAGCGCGCTCGGATCGGTGAATTCGACGATCTCCTTCAGCGTGCTGTACCGCAAGGCCGTCGCATGGAACACATTCCCGGCCCGTATCGCGGAGACTCCGCTGAGGATGAGCGACTGCACGTTCAATTTCGGCGGCTCATGGGACGGCTCGGCGTTCAACGGCGGCAGGCAGTTCACGAAGGAGCTGAAAAACTTCAAATGGACCCTGAACAACAACCTCGAGGTGAAGTTCGTGCCGGGCGGCACGGGCAATTACGCCCAGCTCATTCTGCGCGGAGGCCGTGAGCAGTCGCTGACCGTGAGCCGGTTTCTGGTGGATTACCTGCTGAAAAACGGGATCAGCCAGAACGAGACATTCGGCGCAGACATCAAGTTTCAGGGCGCCGACTACGGCAGCGGCAACTACTACACGGTGCGGCTTGTGTTCCCGAAGCTGGGGATCAGCGATCTGACGTCGGAACTCGACGGCCGCAAGCTGTCCGAAACGGCCACGCTGCAGGTGCTAGAGCACGCTACTTACGGATCGGTGATAGCGCACGTGAAGAACCTCGTGGCGACGGCGGCGGCGTAAAAACGAGTGAACAGTGAACAGTGAAAAACTGATGACTGATAACTGGGTACTTCCGAGGACGATATGGCCGGTCTGACGATGAAAATCACGGAGAGCGGTATCGGGCACGACGGCTTGCCCGGCAAACTCGACGTCATGTTCACGATGTCTTCGAAGCCACCGGCAACGGCATTTGTACGATTCGCCGGCGATATGAAAGAGGAAGTGGAAGAGACCTTTCAGGTCGAGGGCCAGATAAAACCGGGCTGGAAAAAATCGGGCCGTGCGGAACGGTCGGACGGCCAGACACTCCAGCGGAAGGGCCGATTAAAAAAATCCATCTCATTCCGGCCGGGGCCTGAATCTCTTGAGATCGGCACAAACGACAAGCGCGCGCGACTGCTGTTTTTGGGCGGTGTGGTAAAGCCGAAACATGCAAAGTATTTAGCAATACCGGTAGATGACACAATAAACCGGCCGCCGAGGAGCTATCCGAATACATTCATAGGCAACGGCATGTTTTTGTCGCTGGGTAAGCGGAAAAGCACCCTGACAAACACGGAGGGCGGAACGATCTATCAGGCTCAAGGGAAAGGACGTCCGCCGAAACCTCTGTTTTATCTTCGGAAATCGGTGAAGATGCCGCCGCGGCGTTTTATCGAGATAACGCCGAGCGCGATCAAAAAGCTTAGAAATAGACTTTGTGAATATTATTTAGGAACGAACGACCAATAAAACGGAGGTGCGAAATATGGCTGAGGAAACGAAGACGTACAAGGATGTGGATGGAACGATTTATACACAGGAGAAATCAGTGTTCAAAACGCTGAAGAGGGCAATCGGACTCCTGAAGCTGTTCGATCTGGATGCGATCACCGAGAGCGGGGATTACAGTCTGAATGATCTGGCAAAGCTCGTAATGGTGCTGCCCGAGGCCGCCGAAAAGCTGTGCGCGATCGTGTTGACACAGAAGGACGTGGACAAACGAAAACAGAATGTAAACGAATTCGCTGAACAACTGTCCGAAAAACTGTACCCGGAGACGATCAAGCAGGTTATCGTAGACTTTTTTGAAATAAACAAAGATTTTTTAGCAGGTCTGGTTCCGAAGGGGGTGACGAAGGAGGCCATAATAGGCCTGTTGAAAAATACGACTACGAAGAACTTATCGACAGATACGTTTGCCGACTTGCCGGAGGGGATGTCCTAAAGCACGAGGAAATATTATGGACGGTTACATGGGAACTCGCCCTACTCTATTCGAAGTTTATCGATGCGAGAGACAAGGCGACAATGCGGTCACGGACTATTCAGGAATTGATCGGCGTCGCGCTGGGGGTACGGCTGCCGGAAGGATTCGGTGAACCGGCTCCGGAGGACGATTACGCGAAACTTGTCGAGCTATATGGGGAAAACGGCGCGAAATGGTTTGTGGATCAATTGAAGGAAAAGCGTGGTCAGGATTTATAAGCGCCGACTACGGATAGGAATATCTGGCTGAGACCCGCGAGCGAAGCCAAGATGCCTATTATAAAAAGCAGCGTCGATATTTTATAGAAGCCCAAGAGGATTAATCCTAAAAATAGGTACCACATAACTGAATTATAAGGAATGTTATGGCAACCGTCAACGAGATCGTACAGGTAATATTCAGAGCCAAGAACGAGCTGACCGGGCCGGTGGCGAATGCCCGAAACGCGATAAAAGAGTTCAACGCAGCCATTGGAAACGGTCATAAGGCGATCGGTGAGATGACATCATCGCTGATGGGCCTCGGCGCGGCGTATTTCGGCATTACCAATATAGTCAACGGCCTGAAAACATTCAGCGCATCATTGAGTGAGACGGCTACATCCGTAGAAACGGCACGAATACGGCTGAATGCCATGTATGGAGATGTCGAGAAGGCCGGCGAAGTATTCGATTTTATGAACACTTACGCGGCGAAATCACCTGCTACCTTCAAGGAAGTCATAGAAGCAGGAACGCAGGTCAAGGCATTCGGACTTGATATACAGACATGGATGACGCCGTTAGGCGATTTGGCCGCATACATGGGGGTGTCATTGCCGGAGGCGGCGTCGGCTCTGGGGCGGGCATACGCGGGCGGCGTTGGCGCCGCGGACATCTTCCGGGAACACGGTATTCTGAATGTAATCAAATCGTTCAAGGGTATCGACGATCTTACCAAAATGACATTGCCGGAATTCAGGAAGGCAATGTATGAGACGTTCACGAGCGCGAAGTCGGGCGTTGCCGGCCAGACGGAGAACCTTGCAAAATCGTGGGCCGGCCTGATTTCGATGTTGGAGGACGCATGGTTCAGGTTTCAACAGGATGTGCTCGATTCCGGCCTGTTGGAAAGTATCAAAAACAAAGTGCGCGATCTGCTCGCCGAAATAGACAAGATGTCGAAAAACGGCAAGCTTAAAAAATGGGCGGAAGATACCGGCGCGGTACTCGCGGCACTCGCGAGATATATCGCTTTCGCCGCGCGGGTGCTTAAAGGCTTATTCGACTTAATATCAAATAATAAAACGCTGTTTCAGAGCATTGCATGGATAGGCGGACTGAGTCTGGCGTTTAGTAAATTCATACCGATAATAACATCCGCTGGAATATGGATGGGCGGATTTTTGGGCATAATCAAGGCAGCGCCGGTGGTTCTGGCCGAGACGGCGGCGGGTGTGGAAGCGACAGGAGCGGCAGCCGCAACCGCAGGCACGGGATTCACAGCCATGCTCGGGCCGATAGGTCTCGTAGTGGCTGCCCTAACGGCTGCGTTGAATCTTTGGACAGATTGGATCAATAGGCAAAGCGATGACGAAATCAAAGACGTGAATGCGATAGGTGCTGTTGTACGCGAAGTGCATGCCCGTCGCGAATATGCAGTCAAAAACAAGTACGAACTCAAAAAAATAGCGGCAGGCGGCGGAGACCTGACAAAACTGAGTAATGCGGAATTACAGAGTTTGTATAGTGTGGCCGATAAAGTCGCTCAGGCAAAAGAGGATAAGGCGAACGCGGCGCGGCAATTGAAGACAGAAAAGATAGCGATCTACGGGCCGAAACGGAAAGTTGTGGTTCCGGGAGTAGGATCACTAGGGCAGGAGACTACTACAAAAGAGATACAAGATGTCATCGGCTACAAGACTATTACACCGGCAGAGAGGGTCGATAAATTATATAAGGCGTCGCCTCTCGGCATATCTTCCACGATGGCGGAAATGGTCAAAAATAAAATCGCCGCCGAGATGAAAAAGAGGAGCATCACTCCGGGTGTGGTGCCACCCGATTTTGGCGGTGGAGGTTCAAATAAAACTGCGATTTCGGCAACAAAAAAGATGATGTCGGAGATTAACAGCCTAAACAGAAAAGAGGAGGATGAGCAGCGGCGGCATTATGCGGAACTATTGAAGTATGCGATAGCTCACGGATTAGATACGAGCGGAATATATGCCGCGATTGCGAAACTTGACGCGGAGGATGCGAAAAAACACGCGGAGGCGCATAAGGCGCGCGTGGCGAATCAAAAGAAGTTTACCGGCGAAATGGTCGAAGGCTGGAATAGCATGATAGCGGGCCTGCGAGCGGCGAACGAGATTATCATTCAGGTTACGCAGGGTCAGGCGGCGTTCGAGAAATATCAGGCGCTTCAGGAATGGCAGGAAGCGAAAAAGAAATACGGAGACCTCGAAGAGCTGAGACTGCGCTATTACAAACGCATTACCGAGATCGATACAGCCGAATATCAGAAGAAACAGCAGAAGGCAGCCGCGCGGAACAAAATAAGCCTGCGGGCAAACGCTCCGGACGAGTTTAATCTGCCGCTGAAGATGTCGGAACTGACCGATCAGTTTAACGAGACGGCCAAGGCCGGCAGAATGACCGACGCGGTAAAGATTTATTTTAACGATCTACAAAAACTATACGATGAGCATGATGCGTGGAAACGCGCGCAGGCGGGGTATTACGCGGCGTTCAATCTGGCGACTCTGAACCGGATGCTGAGCGATACGACGCGGAGCGAAGAAGAAAAAACAAAGGTTCGGGAGGAGATTAACAAACGGGTCGCGGCTAACGAGATCGCTACGCAGGATGCGATCCGGACGGGGATTACAGATACGCTTGCAAGGTTTCAGAGCAATGCGCAGATCTGGCTGGAGTACGGCCAGAATCTTGCGACGGGCCTGCGGGATTCGTTCAGTAACATTTTCGTGGCGGGCATGAAGGGCGATATAGATGGGATTAAAGGCGCATGGCAGAGCCTGTGCAACTCAATGCGTGACGCGTTCCTAAAGGCGATAGCGGACATACTGGCGCAGAAGATGGTGAGCGGCCTGTTCGGGAATCTGCTGGGCGGCGGCAAGAGTTCGGGCGGCGGCGAGACTAAATCGTCGATCACGGGCGGGCTCGCGCAGCTCGGGTCACTGCTGAAGTTCGCTGAGGGCGGTATCGTGCCGGGTGCTCTGTATCCGATCCGCGCGTTTGCGGACGGTGGGATTACGAGGCAGCCGCTGCTGGCGGCGATCGGCGGCGGGCCGCTCGATCCGGGCGGAGGCCCGGAGGCGATCGTGCCTCTGACTCCGGCCGGGATTGCTAAGTTTGCCGCGGGGATCGGCGGCGGCAATACGACAATTACACATCATCATCATTATCAGATTAACGCGATCGACACGGAGAGCTTCCAGCATGCACTGGCGAGTAAGGGGCGCGGGATTATCGAGTCGTTCGCGGCGGATGTGGCGCCGGCGGCGGTGGCGGCGAATATCAATGGCGCGGGCGTGATGAGGAACTATGTGCGACGTTGATTCAACTGAGTTCGGGGTTGCTTCGTCGCTGCGCTCCTCGCAATGACGAAATATTAAGGAATGGGGCCCCGCTTTCGCGGGGATGACGAAAATATGGCGGCATTTACTAGTGTGGCGGACGGGGACTGGAAGACTCCGGCGACGTGGGGCGAGGCGACGGAGTATCCGTTCAAGTCAAGCGCGGCGGATACGGTGACGGTGAACCACGCGGTGTCGATCAGCGCGGACAATGCGCTGGCGGGCACGGGCACCGTGGTGATCGCGTCCGGAGGGAATCTGTATCTGAGTTCGGCGTATTCGAGTGCTCAGAATTTCTGTGGTGATATCACCATAGCATCCGGAGGAAAACTGTCGAGCGTCAGCAACGCGAATACTAAAAAATTGCAGGTCGGCGGGCACGTGATCGGTCAGTCGGGAGGCGAGTTCAACTGGCAAAAAGTCAGCAATTTGTATTTTAACTCAACTGCTACATGTTACGGGCTGGATATACAGAAAGGCTGCAGATGCATTATGGCGGGGACGTCGAGCGAGTCGAAGGACAGCCAGATAACGGGGCATACTACAAATGGGTGTTACTGGAATATAACTGGCGGCTCCCTGCTGCCGGGTCAGATTAATATTTCAAACGTCACACTTAGCTATACAAAGATGAAAGCCGGTCAGGACGGCGGTTTATTTATGCAGTTACTTAACCGCTCGAACGAATCGGAGGCAGTGATCGACGGATTGGCTCAGACGAACGTTCTGGGCGCAACTTATCCGCTTTTTATATACGGATGCACATGCACCAATTTCACAAACATATCGAGCGGAAACACATCGACGAACCGTCACGGCATATATATTGGCTATTGTACAATAAAGGGAACCAACAGCTTCACGGGTGGAAGCGGCGCGACGACGATCGGTATATCGATCTGGTACAGCCGGGTAATAGACGGCGGCTCCATATTTAATGGGTCGACAACTGCGGGCAAGGGAATATATCTCGCGGCGGTCACCGTGCGCGGCAATTCGATATTCAACGGCGCGGCGACAACGGGAATCGCTATATACGTGCATTATAACGAGTTAGCATCGGGTATTTTCAACGGGACGGCGACGACCGGCACGGGGATATATTGGGAAGGTCCGCAGATAAACGGAGGCACGCATACGGCGAACGCGACACCGGGCGCTAGCGGCGGGACGGCATTTAAACTAACGAGCAATACGGAGATCGCGGGGGATGCGGTTTTGATTTCGACAGGATCAAAAAACGGAATCTGGTGCATAACTAATGTGCCGGATTTGTTTACGGCCGGAAACATCAGCATATCAGGCGCATACAATGCGATCCAATGCGATGCGAATGAGGCGTCGAGCACTACATTCCAGAAAAACACGGATCTCGAAATTAAACTGCTCTCGTTCACCAATTTATTCGGGACTACTCCGATTTGGAACGAACCGCTGATATACAGGAATCACGCGTCGAATAAAACGGCAATCGCATATTATGAATGCGCTCCGTTCAATCTGACCGATTTCACGACGAGCGGGGTGACACGGAACGGGATGGATATGGACATTGCGGCGGGCGGATCGATCGTGTCACCAAGTCTGAGACCGTTCGACGTGAGCCAGTGGACGTCGATCTCGTTCGCCACGAGCGGGGGCAGTCCGACCGTTTATACGCGGACGTCGAGCGACGGCGGCTCGAACTGGACGGGCTGGACGACACGGGCGAACGCGGCGGATCTGTCGGGGATCTCCGTGGCGGGAAAGGGAGCGGACCTGATCCAGTGGAAGCTCGAGAACGCGAGCGGGACATGCACGCTCCAGAACGTGACGATCACGTTCTCGTACAAATACGATTCGATCCAATGGGAATCGACGACGGGGATCCAGACTTTGACCGCTAATAATGATGCGACACTGGACGCAGGCTGGAACGGGGCGGCCGGAGCGGGCGGCAGCGCGGCGACGTACAGGCTATATATCCGCGCGGGCTCGGCGCCGGACTCGTTCGGGACGGCGAGCTCGTATTTTCTGTGCGAGACGGCGGATACGGCGTTCACGATCGCGCAGGACGCGGCGGGAGCGGCGCTGGCGGATGGGACTGCCTATTACGTTATTGTTCGGGCCGTTGACGCGGCCGGTAACGAGGACACAAACACAACGACGCTAAGTGCTGAGGCTGATTTATATTTGCCGCCGGCTCCGGATGTGACACCGCCGGTGTGGGACACGACAACGGGGATCCAGACTTTGATTGCTGATGACGATCTTGCATTGGATGCGACGTGGGGATCGGCGACGGACGCCGAGGCGGGCACGGTGAAATACAGGATATATATCCGTTCGGGCGCTGCTCCGAATACGTTCGGGGTCGATAGCATCTATTATCTCTGCGAGACGGCGGCTCTAGCGTTCACGATTGCGCAGGACGCGGCCGGGGCCCCACTTGCGGACGGGACGACGTATTACGTGATCGTTCGGGCGGTGGACGCAGCGGGGAACGAGGACACGAACACGACAAGCCTTAACGCTGAAGCGGATCTGGTTAGTTATCCGGCTCCGGACGTGACGCCGCCGGTGTGGGACAGCACGACGGGGATTCAGAGTCTGACGGACAACACAGACCTCAGCCTGAGCGCGGAATGGAACTCGGCTACGGATGCGGGAGGCGGGACTGAAGTTTACAGGATTTACATACGGGCGGGGGCCGCGCCGGACTCGTTCGGCCTGAGCAGTCCGTATTTTCTGTGCGAAACGCCACTGCTCAAGCATCGTATAGCGTCGACGCCGAACGGCGTGGCGCTGGTGGCCGGTACGACGTATCACGTGATCGTGCGCGCGGCGGACGACGCGGGGAACGAGGAAACGAACTCGACGAGCCTGAGCGAGACGGCCACGCTGCCCTCCGGGACGATCACGATAAATTATCCCGTTTCGGTGGCGATTACTAAAAATGAAATAAACATAGAGGTCAGCATGCCATGAACATATATGAAATCTTCAGCGGCGACACGCCTACGTTGAAATTTACGGTGACGAACAGCGACGGGTCGGCATGCGACCTGACTAACGCGACGGTGACGTTTGTGGGCGCTTTGTATCCGGACGCGGCTGAGCTTGCATGGAGTGCGACGGGCACGATTACGAACGCGGCGGGCGGACTGTGCGAATATACGATGACCGCCGACGATACGGGCGTGCCGGGCATGTACGACTGCGAGCTTCACATAGAGTGGGTTAGCGGCGTGATCCTGACCGCGGACAGGTTCAGAATTCGGATTCTGAGGTCGATGTATGTGGCGCCGGCGCCGTGACGAAGGTTGATTCATGCGAGTTCGGGGTTGCTTCGTCGGTCAAAAGACGACCTCCTCGCAATGACGAAAAGTTTTAGTTTGTAAATCTTTTGCTGAAGACTGAAGACTAAAAATTATGCCGCTTCAAACTTTTCCAACGATAAATCCGGACTACGTGTACGAGGTCGGAACGGAGTGGAAGACGACCGTGAACACGATGGGCGACGGGACGGAGGAGCGCGTTCAGCAGTGGGTTTCGGCGAAACGGGTGTGGACACTCAACTTCAGCTCGCTGAGCGTAACGGACATGGGGACGCTGAACTCGTTTTTCGCGGCGCGGAAGGGGTCGTTCGAGGCGTTTTACTGGACGTGCAAGATTGACAGCGTGCAGTATACGGTGCGGTTTGTTGAGGATAAACTGGTTCCGAAACGGCTGAATAATTTCAGGTACAGCGTGAGTTTTTCACTTATCACCTGCAATGGTTGAAATAAACGAGTCTGGGGTCCCCGCTTTCGCGGGGATGACAATATATTAAGGTGCAAAATGAGATCCCTCAGTGCTGGAATGCTGTCCTCCGCCGCGTCGATCGAGAAGCGGATACTGTTTCTGCTGGAGATCGACGCAGCGAGCGCGACGCTGCGATATGTGAACTGCGTTGACGCGGTGAGCTTCGGCGGCAATACCTACTCCTCCAAATCATTTGTTTTCCCGCAGTCGAGCCATAATACGGCTCTGAGTTATGAGGCGGTTACGGTGATGGTGGCAAACCTGAACCGGGCGCTGGGGAGCTATGTGTTCGTGGGCGAGTTGCGGGGCTGCCGTCTGCGAGTTAAGCAGATATTTCTGGATGCGGCGGGAGATCCGATTGACACGGGCGGCACGGGCGACGACTACATCGACCTGATTGACGGCTATATCGAGGACATCACGGTGAGCGATCCGGTGGTTGCGCTGAGCGTCCGGAGCGCGCTGTATGCGCTTGAAAAAACGGTGCCGGTGCGGAACTACGGATCGACGTGCCCGTGGGTGTTCGGTGGCACGGAGTGCGGGGCGGCGACGGGTCAGCTTACCGGCCAGACGGCGGACGCGGGGACGACGGCGTCGGTGATTGCGGATGCGGCACGGACGGAGGCGGCGGATTACTGGAAGGACGGTCTGCTGACGATGACGAGCGGGGCGACGTCGGGAGAGAAACGCCGGATTCTGAGCAGCGCGCCGGGGACGGTGACGCTGGAACATGCGCTGAGCGCGGCGCCGGCCGCGGGGGCTACTTACACGATCCAGCGAGGCTGTGATAAGCAGTACGATACGTGCGATGTGAAGTTCAGTAATTCGGCGAATTTCAGCGGGTTTGTGAACCTGCCGGCTGAGATAATTAAGGATTATGGAGTGGCATGATGGGTGTAAATAACAAAATAAATGAGAACGGGGTTGCTTCGTCGGGCAAAAGCGGCCCTCCTCGCAATGACGATAATACAACGTCGGAGATGCGCAGGCTCGATAATCTGATAACGAGTTGGGAGCATGTGAAGGCGGAGTACGGGCGGAGCGCGGAGGCGGGGATTGCGGCGTATCAGTGCCTGACTCAGAACTGTCCGCTGTGCGAGGAGTATAAGAACCACGATATCGAGTGCGATCCGGAGGGTCTGGCGGCGGTGCTGAAGTGCAGGCCGTGCCCGATTGTGAAGGCGACGAGGCGGGTGTGCGTGGCGCACTGGCGGGACTCGGGGATCGATGACTACTGGTATCTGACGGAGGACGCGCCGCGCGTGGCGGACAGTATTATCGCGTTCTTGATTAATGTAAGGTCGGTTTTTGTGGGGGACGGTGAGCCGACGGTTGATTCAAATGAGTTCGGGGTTGCCACGTCGGCAAAAACAGCCTCCTCGCAATGACGATAATATTTAGTTTTTGAATCTTTTTCTAAAGCCTAAGGCCTAAAGCCGATTTTGGAGCGATATGGGCGATATTAAAGAGGTACTACATAAACCGCTTAAGCTGCTGCCGCTGGCTATGTGGGCGGTGGCGGGTCCGCTGGGTTCGATTTCGCTGTTCGGCGGGGCGGCGCTGACGGGGCTGGAGGCGTTCGGGCTGGGCAGCACGATCCTCGCGCTGGGCGCGAAGCGAAAACATTCAGGCAACGACTCATATTCTCCTACATACAGCCTGAGCAAGCCGTCGAATTCGCTGTCGAACATGCTTCCGCTGCCGATTGTTTACGGGAAGATGCGGATGGGCGGCAACATAATATGGCAGCGGACGCTGAGCGATCAGGAAGTGGCCCGGGCGGTGGCGCTATGCGCGGGGCCGGTGTCGGCGGTGGAGGACATACGGATCAACAACCGGCCGGTGAGCGACTGCGCGGGATCGTCTGCGACGGGCTATGTGGGCTTGACGGCGCAGACTCCGGACGCTCGGATGAGCGCGTACTATAAAGGATCGGTTAAGCGTCTGGCATATCTGGCAGCTACGCTGAAGGCTACGGAACAGGTGCAGGGCGATCCGGTGCTTACGGCGGTGGTGAAGGGCCGGGAGTGCGAGTATTGGGACGGCGACGAATGGCTGACGGGCTGGACGCGGAACCCGGCGTGGATAATAAGAGATTTTCTCATCAACATAGTAGGCGTTTCATCGAACCTTATGGACGACGATGCGTTCATAGCCGCGGCGGCGATCTGCGACGCGACTGTGAGCGGCGAGTATGACCGGGGCGAGAATGTGGCGACGTCGGGCACGATTACGGGCGGAACTAATCCGACGCATGGAAATGACGGATCATATACTTGCGACGATACATGGAGCGTGACAGCTGCTCAGAACGAGAATCTCGTGGAACTTGGAGTGCTGGATTTGGGGTCGGCGAAGCTGTGCAGTCAGGCTCGGGTCTACCTGTACGACGGAGACAGCCGCGAATACTATAACTGGAAGCTCGAGGGGAGCGCAAACGGCGTCGATTACACGACACTTTTCGACGGCACGGGCAGCGGAGTCAATTATAAGGGCTGCCAGATTGTTGATTTTACGCGCGCGAGCTACCGATATTTCAGGGTATCTGGATCTGGAAATACGGTCAATACAGGTTTTCACGTGAAGGAAATCGAGGTTTACGAGGACATAGCGGCCGTGAGGTACGCGCTCGATGTCTGTGTGGACGCCGCGGCGCCGGCGCGGGATATTCTGGAGGACATGCTTGCGTCTTTCGGCGGTTATCTCACATTCAGCAAGGGCCTGATCGGCCTGAAGATCGACGGTGACTCGGCGGCGGCAGCGGCGTTCGACGACACGAATATCATCGAGGACTCGATTGAGATTACGTCGATCGCCCGCGCGGAAAAACCTAACCGGACAGTCATTTATTTTGTTAATCCGCTGAAAAACTGGCTGCGGGACGACGTGAGCGACGACGATCTGGAGGACCAGCAGGCGAACGGCATCAGGCAGAAAGAGCTCTCATTACTGTATATTACACGACCGGGGCAGGCGCGTCGGATGGCGCGGCTGGCGGGTAATATTGCGCGGCAGGTTAAGTGGATCGCGAGCTGGCGGGCGGGCCTGAACGCGGTGGCCTGCCTGCCGGGAGACGTGGTGACGCTGACGTGCGATTTCGCCGGCTGGACTACTAAAAAATTCAAGATCACCGACATCGAGGAGCAGCCGGACGGCAGCCGCAAAATTACCGCCCGGGAGCATATCGCGTCGATTTACGCGGATCAGGCGGGCGGCTATTACGACGCGAACGATTACTCGACGCTGAGCGATCCGGACGAGATGACGGCGCCGCGGGCTTGCACGGGAATGGTGCTGACTGAGGACAAGCGGCAGCATCAGGACGGCACGTGGCTGCCTCTGATTCATGTGGATTTTGATAAGCCGCCTGACGTTTTTTATTCGCACTGCGAGGTTCAGCTCAGCTCGGACGGCTCGACGTACGATACGGTCGGGATATGCACGGGTGTGCAGTATGATATCGAGAACGTTCCGGCCGGGACGTGGTATGTGCGGCTGGTGGCGGTCAATATCAAGGGCCTGAAATCGCCGTACGCGACGTGCCCGGCGGACGATATCATCATAGGCGGAAAGGCGGACGCGCCGGGCAATGTGACAGGTTTCAGCTATGTAATCAATCAGGGACTTCTACAGCTTTATTGGGACACGGCTCGGGACGCGAATAACGATCTGAGCTATTACGAGATACGGGACGGAGCGAGCTGGGCGAGCGGGACGGTGCTGGCGACGGATATCAAGGCCACAAAAATAGCGGTTTCGCCGACAAAAGGCTCGTATAACCTCTACATAAAAGCGTTCGATAGGAGCGGTAACGAATCGAGCGGTGCGACGAATCTGTCGATTACGTTCATCTGGCCGCAAACGACGGGACTGAACCTGCTCCCGAACGGGGGCTTCGAATATATTAAAAAGGTGGGGATTTACGGAGGCGATACGGGATTTGTTCCGGGCTGGACGATCGCGAGCACGACAGCGGGCATTTATATCAGCGATTTGGCTACGAGCGGATATCCCGCATCGTATTTTATCGGCGGCCAGTACCTGCTCGAATTGAAGGCAAGTACTTCCGAATATTGCTATATCACAAGCACGGACATCCCGGTGAGCGCGTCGACTAAATATCAGTTTAGCGGTTATTTTAAGATCAGCGACAACAGCACGGGCGACCAGAGCGTGACGGTAAGGCTCTACTATCTCGATTACGCAAAAAGCCTTTTGTCTTACAGCGATATTATCAGTTCGCAGGCGCTGGCAAAAAGCGCGATGACGCGGTACGTCGCGGCGTTCACGACGCCCGCAAATACCGCGTATATCGAGGTGCGCGTTTACGCTAATACGATGGCGAGCGGCTGGTCATATATTCAATGTGACGCGCTGCAGATCGAGTTCGGAGAGCAGGCGACGGCATACAGTGATCCGCCGGTGAGGCCGGTGAATCTTCCTGTCGGAGTTGTCAACGACCCTACGACAGGCTTTAACGTCTACGACACGAGCGGGAACCTGATCGTGCGCGCGGGAATTATAGGGGGCCTGAGCGATGTGGCTTAGCGGCACGATAGCTGCCGGAACGCGGGGCATTTGGGTGAAGGGCGAGTTCGACCTACTCAACGACGACGGGGATCTCGTTCTTAGCGCCGGCGGGCTGGAAGACCCGGCGTTTGTGGACGGCTCGATTACGGAGGCAATGCTGGACTCGCTGCTTAAGGCGAAGGTGCAGACGACAGGGAATACCGACAGCGCCCGGCCGCACGATTGGATGTTCGGCCTGATGAGTAAGGGATTGATCAGCGCGACGAGCACGTTTCCGCAGACTGTGGCGCACGGATTGAGCGTTAAACCGTTCGTTGTGGCTATGATGCGGGGAAAAAACACCTCCGGGAGCCCGACGTATTCTAAGTGGGAAATGATTCCGTATCACAACCCAAATTCGATCGAGATTCGAATAGGTATCGATGCGACTAATATTTCCTTTTATTTGATTCAAAACAACACGTATCAGACTTCGCTTTTGAATAACTGGCTGTTTTTTTTGGAGGAAGATGATGACGATCACTGGATTAACGGTTTCGAGGAAGTGGAAATCTACTATGCAGTTTTCCGGGAGGGGGCGGCGTAAATGATGTGCAAAACGATTGTGTATGACCCTAAAAGCGGGCTGGTGAAGCGTTTTTTTGAGAGCGATGAGGCGTATATGCCTGTCGACGAAAAGCCCGATATGGAGAGGCGGCTGATGGTTCGGAATGGCGTTTTGTGCGACGCGCCTACGATCACGCTGAGCCTCGCCGGCGACGTGGTGGCGGGCGCACGCGCGCCGATTAGGCTTGAACTCCCTGAGGCGGAGAATCTCAAAATGATCGATCTCCCGGGTAAATTCGAGCTGAGGATCAACAATCAGACCGTGCAATGGGACGGCAAGCGCGGTATCCAATTCGCCGACCCGGGTTTTCATTTCATCAAAATAATCGGTCCGGAACCGTGGCAAAGCAACCTGATAAAGTTCACCGTGCAGGAGGCGGCGCCGGACGGCGCAGAGCGGGCGCAGCGTCCGGACGGCACGGAGCAGCCCCTGCCCGGCGGGGCGGTAGGACTGGACGGCGACGAGGGGGACATAGGAGCTGCTGAGCTGTCGGGCGGGAACGCCGATTCCCGCTTTCCTTAATATACGCGCACGCGCGCGTGAGGGCATTATATGAAAAATAATAACGTAGTACAGCCCAATATATCGATCGACATTTCGGGCGACGACATAATAGTCGCCCGCAGCACCGAGCAGGTCGCGCGCGACGACCGTGTTGCCCGGATCGCCGCCGAGCGCGCCAGCATCCTCGAGTCCGGCGACGGCGACATTGCGGACCGCGTGAGACTCATAGAGCTGCAGCTCGCCGAGCTACTCGGCGTCGAGCCGCCTCCAAGGCAATAACTGTGCCAACTCCATACTCATCGCGATCGTAGTCTCTATACAATATTTGTGCCAACTGGATAGGTTTATGGATTCATAACTTGTTGTGCCCACGCGCTTTTTGAAATTCCACTTCCCAATTACCTCATTTTCATGATTTAATTACCTCAGCGCTTTATACTCCCCCTTAAAAAAGGGGGTTGGGGGTTGTGGTATTTAGATATTGTTGAATAGTACCCGTGTTAGGGTTGAGTTGAAAATGGATCCCTGTTTTCACGGGGATGACGTTTGTCGGGCGCTTTATTGTTAATCTCGTTCCCACGGTCCTAAGCCTGCCCCTGCGAAAGCAGGGGTGGGAATGCATGGCCCGGCCTCTCCCGCGGACGCAAACAGGAACCGTTACAAAACTCCGCTCCGCCGCCGCGTTTCCTTTACAATTATCATTAAGATTATTATGGTATTTATGTAATAATGTTTGGATATTTATCTACCAAAGGAACGGTGATGCCGTGCCGAGAGTTTTTTCGCTGATAGTAGCGGCAGCATACTTGGGAGTCTGCATAAG